TATTTAAATCCTAAAAGATCTAACCCATCTGTGTAAGTTCTTTCCCAATCTTGACGAGATGATTTATAGTCTATGTAATCATCTACTAATTCTGCTCCAATAGGTCCTAAAATTTGGTCATCTAAAACTTCTGCTAAATTTGCAGAGTGATCCGTTGCAGGCATTTGTTTATTTGCATTTGGATCAAAATTTATATCAACACTTCCGTCTTCATTTTCAGTCATCTCAGTTGGACCCTGAGGTGCTTCTTGATTAGCTGTAGCAACATCTAATGCTACCTCGTCGGGACGAGTGCTATTTGCTATTGTATTTGGAAGCGACTTGTCTATTTCTGCCATTTATGTTTTTCTCCGGATTAACTATCCTAACCTTTTTATCAGGTATATTCAAGCCTTGTGAACAGGGTCCCTTTAAAGGAGGTATAGTTGTGGTTAGTTTTTTAATCATTATCTTTTTTAAGTTGTTCTGAAAAAACCTCTGAATCCATTAAAGGAGTTCCATAATATGCTTCTTTGTTAAAATCTTTAATTCTTTCTTCTCGTTCTTTTTTAAGTTCTTCTTCAGCTCTGTTTTCACCAACTGCAATACTATATTGATCAACTAAATCTTTAAGTGGAGTATATTTTTCTTGTTCAGCTCCAATATCACCAATTCCATATTCCCCTTCTTTTAATATATCAGGTAATTCTTTATATCCAAGTCTTTGTTGAGCTTCTTTTTCTTTTGGAGTTAAGCGTTGTTGAATATCATAACTATGACCAACACCTTCAGGAATAATAGCATCACGAACTGATTCTAAAGTTGTTTTACCTTGTGTAAGACCTTCAACAAAATCTGCGCCAACTAAACCTGGTACAATCTTGTTTAAATACGAACCTACGCCCTTTAATAAATTTTTACCACCTTGAGTTAAAGTTTTTGCAAAGGCAATAGATTCATCAATATTTTTTGATACTATACCTACATCTTTAGATATCTGTTCAATCGCATTAATTTCTTTTGTTCCTAAATTACCTTCTTCTAATTTTTTTAAACCTTGTGTGTAACAATCTCCTCCTTTAGAAAATTTTACTCTACCACCATCAGAATAAGATAATTTAGTTGGACAACCAACTGCTGATACTATTTGAGCTTGTTGGTCCTCTGATAAATCTTTTAATAAATTATCATTAAATTGTTTTAGTACAAATTCTTTAGATATTGCTTTTTGTTGACCGGGTATCTGTTTTATACCTAATGCTATTTCTTCTTTAGTTAATTCAGATACAGGTTTATCTGGTAAAACACCTGCACCAAAAACATTAGCATAATCTATACCAACTGTTTTTGGTTTTAAATTATATTCATCAATCAAAATTCCTTGTAATCTTCCATCTGTTGATGCAACAATATCTGATACTTGTTTATTTAAAGATTCTAATTGTTTTCTTAATTCTACAGAAGATCCTTCTCTATTAATTTTATTAACAATATTTTTTTGCTGTTTGTAAATAGGTTCTAATTTATTTTCTATTGGTTTAATTAATTTTCTATTTATATCTTGAGTATCTAAACCTAAATTTGAACTAAGTATTTCTGTTCCAAATCTATCGTTTTGTTTCATACTTGTTCTATGAGCTAGATCAATATCTCCAAAACCGGCTTCTCTTTTTGAATCAGCTATTACTTTTTCTATATAAGGATCAGAAACAGATTTCTGAAGTTCTCTTCTTTCTTTTGAATATTTAGAAATAGGTGTTTTAATTTCGCTTTCTCTACCTGATACAACTTTAATTCCTTGATCTTTTAAATCTTGGGCAATATTTGATAAAGAACTTTTCATATTTTTAAATTGAGGAAATTCTTCTATTAAAATTTTATTGGCTTCTGTTTGATTATATCCTTGTGTTAATAATTCTCTAGCTCTCGCTTCTCGAATCTTAAATGCTTCTCTGCCGGCTTCTGTTGAACCAGAAGCTTTTAAAAGATTATTATCATAGGAAGCTTTAATTTTTTTTAATTCTTCTTTGGAAGGTTCTAAATAAAAACTTGATGCTTCTGGTCTATTGGGGTCTTTTTTAATTCCATATTGTTTAGTAAATCTTCCAATATTTGTAGGAGTTACTTCAATCCCAGATTTTTTTAATAACTCAGATAATTGAGAAGCTTTTACAATACCTCCTTCTGCATACTGTTGTTTATAACCAATAGGATCATTATCAATTAATTTAGCTTCAGGATTAAATGAAAAATTTTCTAATGAATCATCTTTTCTAAGCATATGACTCATTGCTTGTTTGTATTCACCGATTTTCATTTTATAATCCTAATAAATAATCTAAACCTATAGAACCACCTTTGGATTTTTGTTCTGGTTCTTCAGGACCTTTCTTTAATAAATCTTGAAATTCTTCTTCAGTATAAGATTCTTTGACTGGGGATGATTTTGGTTGAAATTCATATTTAGATCTTGCTAAGTCAGCAGCTTCTCTTTCAGTTCTTAATTGTCCAAACTCAGGAGCTAAACTATCTAATTGTTCTAAAGCACTTTCGCCATAATGTGTTCTCCATATATCAATTGGATCTCTAGTATTTAAATCATCTTTAGTAATTCCTTTTAATTTTCCCGCTGCTAGATCCTTCTCAATAATTTCACGAGCTGTTGCTCTAACTAAACCTTCTCTATGACCTTGTTGATAAGATGATTGTGATTTTCCAAAATCTGCAAGTATATCATCTAAAGATGGTTTTTCTCCTGTTACTTTTTCTAATTCTTTTCCTTTTGCTTTTAATTGATTAATTCTTGATTCAATATCTCCTATCATTGTTCCAGGTCTTGCAGTCTGTCCTACTGTTTCTTTAAGAGCTTCAATTTTTTCGGGAGTTAATAGTTGCTTGCTGCTCGCCTCTATTACCTCAGCAGATGGTGGATTTAAAACGCTGTCTAATCTTTGTAGATTACCTTTATAATTTAATAATTCTTGATCATTCATTTTAGTAAGATCAGGTATTCTATCTTCAATAGAATTTTTAATTGTGTTTACTAACTCAGGATTTTTTTGCGCAGTACCTACTACATCAAAATGTCTTACAGTTGGATCAATAGGTTGTGGACCTTTTGGGAATCTTACAACGTTGGAGCGAGTGCCTAGTGATTTAGCTATGGCACTTTTGCCATAAATTTTTTCTAATAGTTTTATAATTTCAATGTACTTTTCCATATTAATATATTTCCTTATCCTCTATTGGTAGAGGTTCATTAACATAGTCCTCTGGATGATCGATAAATCCACCCTGACGAAAACGCATTAAAGCTTGCGTCATAGAGTCGACTAAGTCGTCATTTTCCCCATAAGGAAAAGCTGCACATTCCTCTATTACTTCTTGAGCAAAGTCTTTGTGAGTGGGCGCCCATATGCAACCGCTCTCAAATAGAGGTGCAACACTGTTAACTCTTGCATGCTTATCATTTCCCTTGCTTGGTGTAAAGTTGATAACTGGAATACCCATCTTTCTTAATTCATAAGTTAAAGGCATACCTGAAGCTTTGCCTTCAATAAGAACTGTATCAGGATTCCAATACATATATTGTTGATATGCTAATCTTTTTAACTCTGGAAACTCAACTCGTTTCTTTAAAGCATCTAACAATATTAATTGAGGTCCTGAGTCTTCATTTAAATAGAATACACCCCAAGTTGTTATAGCTGAATAGTCGGCTGTTTCTTTTTTCATAAAAGCCGTATCATAAGATTGAATAACATGTTCTAAAGAAGGTATGTAATCATTTTCCCATTCACGCCACCATTCTCTTTTGATGATAGCTCCTTCTTCTGATGTTGGGTTTTGCATCCACTGAGCATTCCACTTTTGTAAACTAATAGATGCTTTAACGCTTTCTAATTCTTCTAACTTCCAATACTGTGGCCAGATTGGTTTACCTGATGGAAGTATTGCAGGGAATTCTATCAACTCCCATTTATCTCCTTTGATGTCTCCTTGTGATTTTATAATATTGCCTGTTAAATCTTTTGTATTCCATCTTGTCATAACCACAACGATTGCTCCACCTGGCTGAAGTCGCTGACGTGGTCCTGATGTATACCACTCATAAGCTTTTTCTAATGCATCTATGTTTAAAGCATCTTGCTCTGAATGTGGGTCGTCAATGATTAATAGATCAGCGCCTCGTCCAGTAATTGCAGAT